TATGATGAGTACCATCAATGAAACAATCGCAGGTGAATATGCACATGATGGCAATGCTATCGTGTACGGTGATACTGACAGTTGTTACTTTACTGCGTATCCTATTCTCAATTCGCAAATAGCAAACGGTGAATTAGATTGGAATAAAGAAACTTGTATCGGGTTGTATGACAGTATTGCTGACCAAGCTAATGACAGTTTCCCGTCATTCATGGAACGTGCATTTCATGCTCCAAGAAAGAATGGAGCTATCATCAAAGCTGGTCGTGAATTGATTGGTGATCGTGCTATCTTTATCACAAAGAAACGCTATGCTATCAATATCTTTGATAAGGAAGGTAAGCGTAAGGATAAAGAAGGTAAGATGGGTGATATCAAAGCAATGGGTCTTGACTTGAAACGTGCTGATACTCCTAAGTATATTCAAGAATTCTTGATGGACGTACTACAGATGGTTATTCAACAGGGTAAGGGTCGTGAAGATGTGATTGAACGGGTTAAAGAGTTCAAGCGCATTTTGGGTGCTCAGGACAGTTGGACAAAAGGTTCTCCTAAATCAGTTAATAACCTGACTAAGCATACCATTGAGTTTGAAAAAACTGGTAAGTGTGGTGTTGGTCATGCTAGAGCAGCAATTAACTGGAACTATCTACGCAGAGTATATGGTGATAACTATAGTCAAAAGATTATAGATGGTATGAAAATTGTAGTGTGTAAACTTAAAGACAATGCATTGGGTTTCACTAGTATTGCATATCCAGTTGATGAACTACGATTACCACAATGGTTCAAAGACTTGCCATTTGATGACTTACTAATGGAATCAACATTAGTAGATGAAAAGATTGATAACTTACTTGGTGTATTAGATTGGGATATCAGAAGCAATACAGATGTTAACTCAACATTTGATGACTTATTCACATTCGGTTAAACTGGTGTTGACTATCGCAATATATTCCACTATAATACGTGATAGGAACTCCTAAATATTTTAAACAAAGGAAATAAAATGAAAGATTTTTTGAAAGACTTAATTGACCATACTCTTGGTCTTGGCACTATTGAACTTATTAAAGTTACTGGTACGGATACTGAAACAGCAATCAATGCTGTAGCAGAAAATAAAAGCGTTATCATCAGTGGTATATTCAAAGATCCAATTGCCGACTTTATCGGTGTATTTGGTATGCCTAACTTGAACAAACTCAAAACAATTATTGGGTTTGATGATTATGATGAAAAATCTAAAATCAATGTTATTAGAACTCAACGTGATGGAGTAGATGTTCCGTCTACTATTCACTTTGAAACAAAGACTGGTGACTTCATTAACGATTATCGTCTTATGCTTAAAAGCGTAGTTGATGAAAAAGTTAAGAGTGTATCATTCAAGGGTGCTAAGTGGAATGTTGAATTTGAACCCACAGTGGCTGGTATTCAACGTCTAAAGAAACAATCACAGGCTAATAGCGAAGAAGAACATTTTATATTCAAAACTGATGGCAGTGATTTGAAAGTATACTTTGGTGATGCATCAACTCACAGTGGTAACTTTGTATTCAATACTCCAGTAACTGGAACACTAGCTGGTACACATCGTTGGCCCGTTAAAGAATTCTTGGCTATCATGGACTTAGTTGGTGACAAGAAAGTTAAGATTAGCGAACAAGGTGCGACTGAAATTACAGTTGATAGTGGTATCGCAACTTATGTTTACTTGCTCCCAGCTAATAAGAAATGATCAAGGGTCTAGCTACCGGCAGCAAGTACACAGTTGTTTCTGGTGGGAACACTAATGTTCCCTATGTCAATCAGAACGTGAACAATCCTTTTCAAGGGATGCTACGTATCAGTGGTAGTGACCTGCAAGTGTTTGATGGGCAAACTTGGGTAGTTATGAATACTAGCTATACAACAGTAGGACTAACTCCTGATGCAGAAGCAATACTTGATTGGGCTAGAAAAAAGCGTGATGAAGAAATAGAAATTGATTTATTAGCTGCAGCCAATCCCACTATCAAAGATTTACTTGAACAAATAAAAGAAAAAGAAGATCAAATACAAATGGTCATGAACTTGATTAAGAAAGAAGTAACAGTTTGAAACAAGATAATCTATCAGCAAAACATAACCCAGACTGGGCACTGTTCTTACCCGCAGTCAGTAGTTTTTATATTGCTGGCTTGGGTAAGCAACGTAAGGGTCAGAATTATTTTGACCAAGCACGTATCCCTGCCAGTTTTAATGGTGATGTTGAAAAATTAAACTTTCTTAATAGTCGTGAAGGTCTTTACTATTACAAGTGGGGACTATACAGTGCTGGTCATGCTAACTTAGATACTACAGTTGATGATCCAAGTGAATCAATCATTCGTGAACGTGAAGAAGGTACCTTCATGTTGGGTGACAGTGGTGGATTTCAGATATTAAAAGGTCAATGGCCAGCTGATTGGAAGGATCCTAACTGCCCACGTGCTATGAAGAAACGTAAAGCAGTATTGGCATGGATGGACAAATACATGGATTATGGTATGTGTTTAGATATCCCAAGTCAATCACTAACTACGTTCGGCATGAAAGATAAGAATGGTAATAGCTTGCATGGTATCAGTACTATTGAAGAAGCAATATCTGCTACACATATTAATAACGAATACTTTCTAAATAACCGTTCAGGGAAATGCAAGTTCTTAAATGTATTGCAGGGTCGTAATCATACTCAAAGTGATGATTGGTATGAAGAAATGAAAAAGTATTGTGATCCAAACATCTATCCTGATAATCATTTCAATGGTTGGGCGTTCGGTGGACAAAACAAAATTGATATTCATTTGATGTTGCGTAGATTAGTTGGTATCATCCATGATGGATTATTACGTGAAGATAAGCATGATTTGATTCACTGTTTGGGAACAAGTATTTTAGAGTATGCTGTATTGTTTACTGATATACAAAAAGCAATACGTAAGTATCACAATCCCAAACTACAAATTACGTTTGATTGTGCTAGTCCATTCTTTAGTGCTGCTAAAGGTCTTGCTTATTTCAATACAAACATTGAGCATAATAAAAAGTGGTCATATAGTATGGAAAAGACTGCGGAGAAGAAAAGTTATGCTAGTGATACTCGCAAGTATCGTGATGCTGTATTAGCAGACGGGATACATAAATTGTTTACCGATAGTCCAGTAACCGATGCATTAGTTATGAAAGATATGTGTTATCGTGGAGTAGGTTTTCTAGGACAGCACGGTAAAGAAACCAAAACAAGTTGGGATACATTAAGTTATACATTGATTCAAAGTCACAATGTTTGGATGCATATGAATGCAGTACAAGAGGCAAATCGTCAGTATGAACAAGGGGTAGTTCCAAAGATGTTAGTGCATAAGTTTGAGGGTGATAGATTTTTCACAACATTAGTTGATGAAATCTTTAGTAAGAAAACCAAACAAGAATCATTAGATTTGATTGATTATCATAGTAGTTATTGGAAACAATTTCAATCAGGTAGCCAAGGTATTAGCGGTAAGAAAACTGAAAATGCTATGACTATGTTTAATGAATTGTTTTCAATAGATGAAGAATCAGAGGAAGAAATAGAAGATAGCGATGACGCTATGTCATTAGTTTTGGAGTAATAATATGTATAGAGAACGAATTGCAAGATTAGAACAACAACTCAAGGACCTTGATGAGAAAATCTTATTAGCGGAATCGGACACAAAGTTTGATAAAGATACCCTTAAAGATATGACAATAAGCAGACTTGATGTATACTCTGTGTTAAGAAAATATGAATATCTTCAATGGGAAGAAGATCATGAACGTATTGACTTTGAGGATGATAGATAATGGAACAGCAAGCATTAGTTGAAAAGCGTCAAAGAATTAAAAATAAAGCAATTCGCACAATCTTTGTGCGGTTTCAAAAAGAAGGTATTCATAAGTACCCAGCAGCAGCAACAGACCCAGCACTTGCTACAGGTGATGAGTATGATGTTAGCTTTTTAGCAACTTTGCATCGTCACATATTTCATTTTGAAGTGACGATTGAAGTATTTCACAACGACCGGGATATTGAGTTTATTCAATTCAAACGATGGTTAGAGAATCAATATTCTCAAAACATTCTTGCATTGGATTACAAGAGTTGTGAAATGATTAGTGATGACCTTTATGAGGTTATTGCAACTCGGTATCCAGATCGTAATATCATTATTAGTGTCTCTGAAGACAATGAGAATGGTGCTGCGATTGTTTATAATAAAACTCAACCTTATCAACAACTCGCTATTTAAAGGAAAATATAATGGCAAAACAAACTTTTCAATCAAACCCACGTGTAACTCAAATCTTTGAGGATCTAGAAAACTATTTAGGATTTTGTGTGGATTTTGGTTATAAGTACAACGAAGCAGAACTCTACGATCAACGTAGTTATGTATATCGTCAATATACAAAATTCGCAACTGGTAAAGTTGCGAGGGATCAGTGGCAGGAAAATGCTCGTCCATAATGCGTAAACTCTATTACATGGGGCTTGAACCTTACAAAGCCCGATACACCTTGCAATTACAAGACTGGAATATTAGTGTCTTTGATCGTAGAGGCATCAACTATGTTGTAGTACCCGGCGAAACACTAGGTAATGATCAAGCAATTGTAACAGGTCAAGTATTAGATGCACATGGACGCACATACTTTGGTATGAGTCAATTGATGAATCTAATCAAACTGATGAAGGCAGGAGAACTAAACAATGAAGATGTTATCTACTTTGAAGATATGTTTCAGCCAGGCATTGAGTCTCTACCCTATATTATTCAGCAGATCGACCCGACTCTCAGGCCTCGGATTTATGTTCGTTGTCTTGCTCAGTCCATTGATCCTGATGATTTTGTTCATGTTTGGGGCATGTCTAAGTGGATGGGACATTATGAAAAAATGTT